TTATAAGGAACCGGCACACTACGTTCATGTATGGTTATGCGCTTATCGGTCAGTTCAACTGGTTGAAACAGGTAATAATCGCCAACATTAATAACACGGCCAAGGCGTCCATATTTATCATTTACGTATTCATTCATATCCGTCACCATTTGTGTAAGTGCGAGATTGATTTGAGCAATCGGATACGGACGAACCGCATTTACGTGTGCGATAATTCCGTTGGGACCAGTCTTCTTATAGAAGAATGCCTCTTTATATAACTCTCGAATTTTGTGAATGATTTTATCCAAGTTCATCGACATAAACTTTTCGTTGAATGTATCTATTCGAACATCACTTCGCGGTCTCTTGTCGGCGGCGGCTCGGCCACTGCGGCCTTCGCCGTCGCTATCACTGTCGTCGCCCATACCGTATAAATCATTCTGCTCTTGGATTGGACGTCCATTCGAAAACGTCGGCCGACAAACATACTCGCAACGTTCCATATAATCACACAATGCTGAATACGGACGTGCGCCAACTTGATAGTTTATTTGCTTGCGTGACGAGAGATTTTGCTGAACAACCTGATTCAGTTGTGCGGCGGTTTGTGTATTATGCTGAACATTCAAGAGACAATCCACGGCAGATGTTCGCAGCACACGCGATACTACGCCAATCTTTACGGCTTTAAATTCGGATAAGCGGTATAAATAAAGATCGATCGCTTCTATATCTGGATTTGACAACCGACTTCCGTAAAGATACAATTCCACATTTCGCCGAGAGAATGGCAGACGTTTGTGACTACAATTGCGGATAGCGCGTCCAATAATCTGCTCTAATAAATTCATGTTATACCATGGCTCCAAAATATGAACCTGTCGAATGTTCTTGAAATCGAGGCCTTCACTTCCGGCGACAGATATGATCACTACCTTCACGTTTTCGCCGTTGGTATTATTTTCGCTGGTGAGTGCTTTCAGTTCATGTAAATTATCCGGCGAAATGGTGGGGTCGCCTGTAATCACCGAATATCGGGCTGGGCGGAACGGTTGGTTCGGAAATTCAGTCTGATGACGCCGTTGAGGAAGCATCGTAATCGCGTCAATACCTTGGACGGGTTTGCTGCGAAAAAATGACGAATTTGCCCCAGCAGCGCTATACCGCGTGAAACCGCATTCTTCTAACGCGAGCGCGATTGGAACAACACCGCCGTCAATATACTGACTATAGACGAGGATTATGCCTTCGCTCGTCATAATTTTGTCGGTGATATTCTTGATTTTTGCGGAATACCGCCCGATGTTTTCCGGCGCAAATATCCGCGATGACGCTTTTGTCGTTGTTTCGCCGCTGGGCAATTTGAATGCGCGTATGAATTCAGGGCGATATTCGAAATTCAGGCGCATTGGTGGATTACCGACCTCTTCATACGACATAACATGCCGCAATCCTTCTTTTCCGATACATGCGGCGATATCAAATTCGTCATTCGGGTTGTTTATGTATTCGATAAGTGATGGATGTGGATATACGATATTCAATGCTTCAAGAGGTTTCTGAACCGCAGCATAACCAATTGTATCCATATTTTCGAATGAGGGGAAGTCGGCTGCTTCAACGACGGTTGTTTCATCGACTGCGACTGCGGCCTCTCCTCCTGCTGCGGATTTTGCGCCCTTGCCCTTGCCCTTGCCTTTGCTAGCGCCTTCTGCGGCAATTGCCTTCTTTCGCCGCGCCATCGCAGTCTTCTTATAAATATACATCGCCTTCATATCACTAATAATAAAACGGTAGGCTGCTTCTTGAATATCGCCAACTTGCGTCATATAAACATCGATATGTTCAATGGGTTGGTCGATGTGACGACCGTTGAGTTGGGTTCGTGGATATCCACCGCCGCCGCTTATCTGCGCAAGAAGCGAGAATTCAGGCGAGTGTTCTCTCGGATATATACGATAAGGAAATGTGTATGGATTTTCACCACGAACGAATGAAACATATCCAGTCGCCTTTCGAACAAGAATATCTTTTCCAATCTCTCGTCCATCTGCATCGACCCGGAAATTACCCCGTTCGTCAAACACATCCGCAATATCGATTGTCGCGCGTCGGTCATTCAAGTTCATCAAGTTAATCAGCCACACGATTTCCTTGTAACTATTATACATGGGCGTCCCTGAAAGAAGCAGCAAGCGCACATTATTCACCTTCTGGACGATCTGAAACAATATCTTTGCCACACGCTTATCTCGGTTATCATCAGTAATGCGAATATTATGAACCTCGTCGATTATAATCAGCGTATTTGCGAATAATTTACGCAGTTTCGTCACCGATAATGTCTCGATTGCGAGAGTCTCTATTTCCGCGGCTTTGCTGACATCCGCCGCAGATTTACGTCCTTTCTTCGCGGCCACTCCCGCCCCCGCCCCCGCCCCCGCCCCCGCTCCCGCAGCTCCAGTCTTTCGTCGAACCTCCTGTATCACCGCATCATCTTGCGAAAGCCCTATACTCGACGCATGGGTTCGCGCATAATTCGCAAATTCATTATACCCAAAAAATAGATAATGTGATGAAATAAGACGGCGGATTTGTTTGATGATTTTGTCACGCGTGAGACCCTTCATATTCATCGGGTTGATTTCTTTGATGAATTTATTCCCGGTACATGCGCGGATATTCCATACACCTGGCTCAATCTCTCGGAGTTCGCGTTCATCAAAGAGCTGAAGCCGGAAGTTCTCTTGAACGTTGGGTGATGCGATCACGATAATCTGTTGTGTTATTCCCATCTGCTTCATATAATCGCGCATCTCTTCTGCGACACTAATTGCGGAACAGGTCTTGCCTGTTCCTAGACCATGATACAACAACAAACTATTATACGGCGTCTCAACTGAGAGAAAGTTACGCACGAATTGCTGGTTGGGTGCGAGCTCTATCTGCGCGTTACACAGAATCTCCGCCTCTTCTTCCACATTCTTCGTATTATCGACATCCATCTTGGTATCAAAGAATTCTTTACGAAGGGCGATTTTGGTATTGAAATTCGTGTCATTTAAGGTGGGGTATAGACCGTTCGAGGCGGCTGCGGCGGCGGCGGCTGCGTCGTCGTCATCATCGCCTGGCAATATCCCGATATCATGTAACGACGTTATCTCTCGTTCAAGCAACTCTTTTTTCAAGAGGAGTTTGTTAAATTCTTTACTAAATGGATTATTGAGTTCTTCTGGCTTCAAACGCTTACGCCCGTCTTCAAGTTCTTTTTCCATCATACGAATACGTTGTTTGGGGTCCGATGGAACCGCCGCAGCGACCCCTCCTGATGCGGCGGAGGCGGAGGCGGTGGCGGCTGTTCGCTTTTTCGGAACAGGTTTTATCGTGCGTTTCGCGGGGGCGGCGGCGACAGCAGTGGCATCGGGAGGGTTATCTGGCATCGCAGCCAAAGCCGCCGCAGCAACAGACCCAACGGATGGTGGTGCCGCCGACGTATCACCAGCCGACCCCGCAATCGTTAGTTCTATCGGTATATTTTCATCTTCTTCTTCTGCCATTTTCCGTATTTATTATATAATATTTGTAGGTAATGTGCCTTTATATAACTACGTGAAATAAAAAGGAACTATAAATGTGAAATTACAGCATCAAAATATGCGATAGCGGGATAATATGTTATTGATTTTACGAACAATCCCGATCTTTTCTAAATTGTAGGGTCGTATCGTGTGAATACACTCATCAAACGACATCCATTTCATGAGCCCTACCTCCATAATATCATGCGCCTTTTTCGGTTTCTTATCTAAATCCACCATCGCAAGAAAATACTTTTGCTTGTAACACTTCATATCCGAACCCATAAATATCTCTTCAAACGGCGCGATATTTTGTATAACATTATCGGTGGTGATGTCGTAACCAGTCTCTTCCAAGCACTCTCTCAGCGCACATGGAAGGTCTTTTTCATTGTAATTCCTGCGTCCTTTGGGAAATCCCCACTCGGTTTCGGTCCATCGCGTGGTCGATTCGTCAATAAACTGGTGAAGCGTCTTTACACGCCCGTCTTTTGTACGTATTCCGCCCAACACTTGTCTGTATTTTTCATATGAAATATGCTCTTCGTTTTTATACTGGCTTCCGCGCGTATATTCCCCCCATAATAGACGCCATAGCTGCTCAAATGTAAGGCGCAGCAGATTATCCTTTTCGGTCATCGTCATTTCGTCGATAATGCGCTGGATATATGCTTCATCGTTTAACGAATATTTGCCGCGTATAAAATCGACGAACCCGAACGAGTCACGGCGGCGTATCATTAGAAATTCTGGACCAGTATCGCCACACCGAAACGCAATGACGCCGATACTTGTAATTGGCGCACGACAATTATTATAAACGTGATTCGTTCGATTACAATTATTACAGAAATACTTGTTTGTCTCTGTCGTGGCGGCTGCCGCAGCATTTTTACATCCTCGGTGGGATGTCGTTGCTACCGCGCCCCCTGCGCCTGCGCCTGTGGCTGCCGCCGCCGCCGCCGCCGCTGCCGATGCTGCTGCCGGTTTTAGAACACTTCGCAATTGGCTAATTTCTAGATAAGACAATTCTGATTTAGGGTTTATTAATTTTAATGATTCTGGGAGGTATTCAATATCGGCATCGGCATGGGCATCGGTAGTAGATGCGCCGATCGGAATTTCCGCCTTCGCTTCCTCTGCCATTTTCGCTTAATCGTAATTATGTTATTGTTTTTATGTCGTTTCATTATAGTATGATGATGAAACTCGATGCGAAAATATGGGGGCCACATTACTGGTTCTTTTTAATGACAGCTGCGGTAAATTACCCCGACCATGTAAATGACGTAGTTCGAAAGAAATACTATGACTTCGTTCAGAACTTTCCGATGCTCATTCCCGACCCAGAAATGTCGTCAGAGTTCGAGAGAATGCTGAGTAAATATCCTGTCACGCCTTATTTAGATAATCGCGATTCGTTTATTCGATGGGTTCATTTCATCCATAATCGTTATAATGTTCTCCTGATGAAGGACGAGATGCCTTTACATGATGCTCTCGAGAGATATTATCTACACTATCGCCCGAAACCGATACAAATACTGGAAGAACTGAAATACCGTGAGAGATTGGTGTATCTGCTTATGGTGGCGGGGTTGGGCTACGCGGCGTATTATTATCATAATAGGTGATCCATGGTGGCCCCTTTATCCCGATGATTTATTCGCTACTATATATAACCGATTACGAAATGGTAAAGACCGAATACATCGTATTTATTATCACAGCTGTGCTTATCGTGAATACATATTATGATGGGCACCTGATAAAGATGTTTCAAAGCAATCAAAAGTTCATTAAGATGGCCACGTTTGGTTTCGTAGGTCTCTCGCTCTTCATGTTCTTGCGCCGCAATCCGGAAAACTCTAGGCAATTATTATATCATGCCAACGATATTATTAAGTATATGCCGATTAGTAAAGGAACCGCGGATATGATAACACCGTTTTTTGATATGACCAGGGTTCCGCCCCCGAACGACGGTGGTGCTATAGGCGGGGCGATAGGCGGGGGGATAAGCGGGGCTATGAGTAGTGCAATGGGAGTAAGAACCGCGCAACCAATAGCACGGCCGTCGTGGGGGGGCGGAACCCCCAGCGGAACCCCCGGCGGAACCCCCGCTGAACGCCGTTTGCTGAACTCCGGCAAAGGGTCTAGCAAACGTAGTGTTAGTGAAACGAAGAAAAAGTATGTTGCGGCCAACCAAGGGTGGAAATGCGGGGATTGTCAGCGTCAGCTTCCCGCGTGGTTTGAGGTCGATCATGTTATCGCTTTAGAACATGGCGGGTCGAATCATGTCGATAATTTAGTTGCTTTATGTCGCGACTGCCATGGAAAAAAGACCGCGATGTCGTTTTTGTAATTCATCGCCTCTATTCAGGTCTTCCGTAATCGAACCGACATTATTATATCTTATAATTATAACTGATTGTTGTTATCATTATAACAAAGTATAAATATGTCATCAGCAACAGCAGCAGCAGCAGCAGCAGCAGGATCATTAGGATCATTAGGATCACCACCACCATCACCACCACCATCACCACCACCATCACCATCAGCATCACTATCATCATCAGCATCACCTCCACTATTATCATCAGCAACACCAGCAGTTGCCGCAGTAGCAACAACAATCGCAGCAGTAAAAAGTTCCGAAGGCCAACGCGAAGCAGAATCTGTAAGATCAATCAAAGAATCATTTCATATAGATACGTTATTGAATTATCTTCCGATTATTGTCCTTGTTGTAATCATATTAATTGGGATCGTTTCGTCTGATTTATTAAAAGACAATGCCGGTATTTTTGCGACATTAGTCATCGTATTTGCGTTTGTTACTTTCATACATTATTTATCTCCAAGCAAGTTTGCGACTATCGAAAATGAAGATCCGGCCCCTACATTGTTGCCAAAGCTTGACAATCTACTTGATTTTTCTGGGACTAAGAATATTATTTTACGTATTCTAGTTCCGATTATTCTATTTGTCCTCGGTCTCGGCCTCGGGTTTGGCAGTATAGACGCTTCACGGAGAGCTGGAAATTATGACCCGTCGGTGGGTATGATGACAATAGGTGGAATTTTGATATCTGTCGGTGTAATTGCTATGTTATTTCATATTGTTATCACAAAAAAACCAGTAACAGAATGGATTCATTATGTTATCTTGTCTATCATCATCGGTATTCCACTTATTGTCCGCGGGAATGAAATAAAGTCCGATTTGGGCAGCAGTAAATTAACTCAGGATGAATACAATAAAAGTGAATACCAAAAAGCAATCGCGAATACTAGTGCGGAATGGATGTTGGGTATTGGCGTATTCTTTCAAATTGCGGTTTTTATGGCACTTGGTTATTACTTGTGGAATTATACAAGCACCACTGGGTTTGATTCGAAAAAGGGTGGTATAATAGCAGCATTAATAGCACTAGCAATATTTATGCCTGGTGGTTTATTATTGTCGAAGAGTTTGGGCTTGACAGGCTCTGGTTTTGGTAGAGATGATGATGAAAAACTAATCGATAAAGAACCATTTAAATACAAAGCGTTTATGGTTCATGCCGTCATTTATCTTATTGTTGGTGTCGTATTTTTATTTATATTATTCGGACAAACCGAACAATTAAAGGTAGTAAATGGTGGTTTATATGGTTTGCCTCTCACGCTACTTATCGCGTGTCTCGCAGTGGCGTCAGTTCAGCAAGCCAAAAATAATAAAAATATGGATATCGGCACATTAAAAAGCGATAAGGACGGCGTTTATTATAAACAATTAAGAGATGAAGCCGTGAAAGAATTAAAACAAAAAAATTCAAATGCGAAAGAAGCGGATATTGAAGAAGCTGTAACGAACCGTTTGGAGAAGTTAAAAAAGGAATCACAAGGACCTACAACTGCGATTATGTGGTCATTTTCATTTATTTCATTAATTATTGTGGTGTTTATTATGTATTCTCGGTACTGTCGTGCGAAATTGTTTTCTGATGATGATGGTGGTATTAAGGGCACCGACGCCAACATTAAAGAAAAAATGAAAGATGACAAGATGCTTTCTGATGACTGGGACAAATTATTAACCAACCCCGACAATGACGATATAAGCCTTACTATCCGTTTTGCCAAATGGTTTTCATTTACACCCTTTTTATCGGTGATATTACTCATATTATGGGTGTCTATCCTTTTTACGAATGTAAATACCTCGCCCGCTACAACGAAGTGGATAGGAAATAATTTCTCGGGTGATATGTTTCCGCGCGTGAAAGAACTGATCGACACATTTTTCATCGTGATTATAGCAGGTCTTTCATTATGTGCGATTTTATTGGTCCCGATTGTCAAGGAAATGAATGTCGGCGGTCTTGAATCGATTCTGAAATTCGCAGAGTCGGTTCAGGTATGGCAGTTTAATGAGGTGAAGAACCCTGATTGGGGAAATTGGAGAAAAGTCATTTTTGGATTTTTACTCGTATTCGGTGTTGGATTGTCGTGGTGGTGGGATTACTTGAGGGTAAAAAAACCGGATGAAGAAAAAAGAACTGGAACGTCATTACCCATCGTTCCCGATAATTGGGGGTGGGCAATCGCATTTGTCGTTCTTCTTGCGTTTTGTTCTATGCCGACATGGTTTAATTTTCTTGGAAGCGCACGCTTACATGACGATTTCGCAAAAGAAAATCCGTTTAAACGAATCCTACGTCAAATTTTAACAACGGTTTATTTGGTTCCTTTACTTTTTGCGATAGTGTTCCGCGCAGGTGTTTATGGTATTGCTTCTTTGACGGGACTCCCAGAATTTATTAATAAACGCAATCAGGCTCTTGATACACTAAAATTCTGGAAGTGGGATGCTGAAAAAACCGACCTTCGCATGTTTCCGACGACGGAAGATGATAGACCAACGCCAGCGAGTGTGACATCGGTTCCCTCTGCTGCTACTGCTAGTGCTGCTAGTGCTGCTAGTGCTGCTAGTGCTGCTAGTGCTGCTAGTGCTGCTACTGCTCCTGCCAAATCCGCCGAACCGCCTACCGGCATCAACGAAACCAAAGTAAGTGCAATCGGAAAGCTCATCAAAGTGATTTTACTCACGATATCATTCGTCATTCTGATTCTCGCTGTGATTTACTACGTCTATAAGATCGACGCAGAATTCACAAATAAAGGTCGCAGTGGCGGCGCCGATGGAACTGCGTCGGGCGGTTTCGTGGCACAACTGAATTCGCCTACCGCGCATACAATTTATGTGATTATGGCGATTGTCGCGGTAGCGGGTCTCGTCGCATATATTCGAGATAAATTCACGAAGACCAACGCAAAGACACCGGAGAATTACTTGTTCAATGACATGAAAACAGAAGACGCCACGCAACCTCTTCGACAGCTGGCATTCGGTGCTACGCATATTGTGTATGTGATATTGATGGTGATTGTTTGGATTTATGATCGCGACAAGGACGACAAGGACCGTATGTCAGTGACCGGAATGACGATTCTCGGCCTTGCGATTTTATTCTTTCATTACGGGTTAGAGTTTATCGATACGATGACCCCCAAAAAAACGGATGGTAGCGGAGAACCCCCATCTGTCGCCGACCTCTTCGCAAATATCCGCTTCATTATCAACACCGTATTCTTCATTATATTATGCGCGCTTGCGTATTATAAACAGCACGGTGTCATGGTTGTCCTGATCCTCGCCATGTTTATCTTTCATCTCACAAAATCCGCAATCGGAATAAAGCTGCTTCATTTGCTCTGGTTGGGTATTATTTACATCCCGTGTCTCTTCCTTGATTTTCTTCAGTCGTCCCAGTCGGCAGCTGGTGATACTACCCGCCCGATCTGGATTATCGTCGCAATCGAGTTACTG